TTTAATAAATCGCCATAATCAACAATTATCATGCCAATTTCAATTTCACGTTGTTTGATCTTTTCTAAATGTGCGCGAATAGTTCCTGCACCGGCAGATTTAGTAGGATATTCTTTAACAATTAATTGTCCTTCTATGTCTTTAATATCTTCGTAAATTTCATCTTTTTTGCCATAAACGTCTTTTAACAAAATTCCTGTAATACAACTATCATATCTTGTAGCAACGACAGTATCTGCCAATTCTAATGTATAATGAATTACGTTTTTACCTTTTTTGAGAGCTTGAGCACCTAAGTGAACTAAAGCCATTGACTTCCCTGCGCCAGTTGGCGCAATAACTACGCCAAGTTCTCCATTTCCAAGACCCCCTCCACATAATTTATCAATTAGGTTCCAACCCGTTGTAATTGGATCTCTGGCCACAAGCTCAAATCTTTTTTCAAAATCCTTTATATAATGATAGCCATAATCATTATTCGTGCCCAACTTCATTGCATCATTGATTAGTTTTTGAATATCTTCAAAAGATGATTTTTTAAGCAGAGGAATAGACTTTAGCATTGCCTCTTTTAAAATTTGTTTTTTGCAAAAATCTACCGCAGTATCTTGAATATATGCTATATCTTGCACAGAAGTTTTTATCATCCTTGCAAAAAAATCGCGTACTTGTTTTTGTATTAAAATATTTTCTTCTGATATATCGGCCCTTAGTATAGTGGTCATTATTTCTACAGAAGGGTGCATCTTATATTTAGTTTTATAGTCAAAAATTCTTTTGACAAATACTTGAAGATAATTTAATTCTAGAAAATTAATATCTAGAATTTCTACCATTTGGTCTGCGAAAGCTCGATCTAGAAGAACTAACTGACAAAGATTTTCTTGAAAAGATTTGCCAAATTGTGAGAAATCTTCTTTTTCATTATAGTTCAATATTAAAACCTCCTGAGTCATATTCTATCATTTTTAAAGTGAATATGTCAAGAACAGTTTTACTATTTATTTCCATGTCACTTGTATTCCAATAATAATAACTGATAGGAATAAACAAATCAAAGTTTTAGGAACTAATATACTTTCTTTTAAGAGGGCGTATGTCAATATGGCGAAAATGACATTAGAAATTCCAAATCCAACAAGCTTTGAAGTCCAGAGAAGGCCTGTGTCTTCTACTATGTACCTAATGGCATACCAAAAACAAAGTCCCATGGGTATGGCAAAAATAACATTGGATAATATTGGTTTATCTTTCCACCATTCCCAGACAAACTGAGAATTAAATTGAAACCATGCTAAAATATTTCCAATTACAAAAAGCAGCGATCCTATTAAAATTTTCATATAATCCTTTAATATAAAGGCATCTGTAAGCCCATGCCTTCCTGCGGCGAATAATCACTTATTAATAAATTTGTCTTGGTTCATTGTAATTTTTCGCTCTGTCTCTTGAAGTCGCTTTTCGTGTCTAAGCAAGCTATAAACAAAAAGCCCAAGTGTAACTGCGCCTATAATAACTGTCAACCATATACCACTAAACATAATTTTCTCCTTTTTTAAACTCTAAAGTACTCCCGGTAGGACTTGAACCTACGACCAAATTCTTATGAGGAATTTGCACTACCAACTGTGCTACGGGAGTATATATCATGCTTTCATTCAACTAAATCTTTATCCCAACCTTCCTCAAAGACGATCTGCTGCATACGGCCCATGCTCTGAGCATATGCTGAAGGGTACTGCTCCCGCCATTTTGGCAACCTCAGACAACTTTATCTTCTTTTTATTTTTTAAAAATTTCGCTTGCCTTCTTTTTATATTTCTCAATTGGCTCATAAATAATTCTTCTTTAGTTTAGTTTTTCAAAATAGCTGAAGAGGGATTTGAACCCTCACGTCCATACGGACAAGGGATTTTAAGTCCCTTGTGTCTACCAATTCCACCATTCAGCCAAATCATAATAAAATTTTACTACATTTAATTTGAATTGTCAATCTTTTTTCACTTTTTATAATATTTGTATTTTTCTTTTAGATAGCTCCACGCTGCGAAAGGAGAAGCCACAATAACCATTGTACCAACAATGGGAATAAGCACGATCCCTGTTAATGATATTTTAACTGCTTTATATATATTTTTCATTCATTTCTTATCACTCTTTTTTTTCTTTTTTGCTTTCTTTTTTATTATTTTGAATCCAAAAAATACCTTCGCAGTCTCCTCATCAACTATAGTAAAGTTGTCGAATCCTTCTCTTTCCATTTCTTTTAAAAGGAACTTTTTAGCAATACTGTTCCAACTTTTCTTTGGATCTTTATATACCATCACTAAAGGAAATTTTTTATGACGCAATATGACACTCATATATTACCTATTTTCATTTATAATTTCTATAATGTCTCTAATGTTAGATAATATCATCTATCAACCCATATTTCATACATGTTTTTGCATCAAACCATAAATCATGTTTTAAAATTTGACTTAATTTTGTTTTAGGAATTCTTGCATGCTCTTGATACAGTCCTTTGATTGTTTTCATCAGTAGATCATTGTTTTTCATATTATCTTTAAGTTCTTCGTATTTTCCCCAAAGACCTGAAGACAGTTGATGTATTAACATAAAGGAATGTTCATGCATATGCCTTTCTTTGGCAACTATGCTCATTAAAGTTGCTGCACTAGCTGCGCAACCATCAATAACAGAAACTACTGGCGCTTCAGAATTTTTGATATGATCAACTGCAGCTAGTCCAGCAAAAATACTTCCACCATAACTGTTGATGTGTAAATAAATATTTGCATTTTCTTTAACACTCAAAACTTTACAAGTTTGTGCTATATCTATATTAAGGTTTCTAATTTCTTTATTTAATTGTAATACCTTTGATCGTGTGACTTCCGAATAAAAATAAAGTCTGTTATCTGAGCGCTCAATTTTATCCTCTGGGTCAACGCCATTATCTGAAACTACAAGAACATCGCCATTTCTTTTTTCTGGTTCGCTTGTATTTCTTTTTTTTCCTAGCCAATAAAAATCTTTCACTTATCCTCCAGTTTAATTAAGGTTTAATACCCTCGGCAGGATTCGAACCTGCGACCCTCGGCTTAGAAGGCCGATGCTCTATCCAACTGAGCTACGAAGGCATATCTCTATTGTTTAGAACTCGATATAATTCTTCTAAAAGCTATAAACAAATCAATCCAACTTGTGTTGCCAATTCCGTCCTCTAACATCATACCATTTGTCAAAGTTTTATTAAAGGCAAACTCTGAATTTCTGATAATATATTTAACCTTCTCTTTGTTTTGTACAGAGATACTAGGACTATATAGTTGCATCAATTTATAATTTTCTTTAACAAGTTTTTCGTTTGCAACAATATTTTGGTATGCCTTTAAGCTTGATTCCACGAGCCTACAATATTTATTGACTTCACTGATAGAATATGTCTTTTCTTCAGATAAAAATGGCAACCTTTTCGCAACTGTAGGCAAACCAACGCCCGGTACTCCTTCTAAATTGTCGCTTTTATCTCCGACTATTGCACGTGCTAGTGCAAAATTAGTCGGGTGAATACCAAACTTTTCTACAATCATGTGTTTGTTCAAAATTTCATTTTGAGTCGGCCGTAGCACAACTGTCTCATTGTCGAGTAATTGAAAGAAGTCTTTATCGCTCGAAACAATTACTTTTTGCCAACCTTTAAAATCAGGCAATTGTGTAATAAGGGCAATAATATCATCAGCTTCCACTTCATCAAGCATTAATTGTGTGATTGGAAAGTTATTTAAATACTCAATCAGCCGTATTTGTTGCCATACTTTGTTTTGAAGTTCTTGTTCTTCGGTGAGATTTTTAACATCTCGATTTAAACGTATAGGTTTGCGGCCTTCTTTGTAATTTTTGTTTACAAGTCTGCGTTTTCTGCTGCCGCCTTTGCCGTCCCAACAAATGATAACTTTGTCAGGTTTTATATCCCTACAAAGTTTCTGTAAAATCTTAAGAAATCCTGCCGTTCCACCAATGGGGTCTCCATTTGGAGTTAAAGTTGGATTAACAATATATCCTCTTAAAAATTGATTGAGGGCATCAACGACCATAACTCGCGACATTTATTTCTTCCCTTTTTTAGCTAATCTACGGTTTCGTCTTTTTGTAGAACCGAACTTTCTACGTCGTCTCGATTTTGAATGTGGAGTTTTGTGACTCATAGTTTTATTACCTCCTAAAATAGCTGGGAAGGGATTTGAACCCTTACACCCATACAGATAACGGATTTTAAGTCCGTTGCGTCTACCAATTCCGCCACCCAGCCAAATCACTTATTTATGCTAACATGTTTTTAATTATATGTCAAGAGAATTAGAACTAAACAATGCCATAATTGTCAGCCATTGTGCTCCAATCTTCGTAAAGTACTTGAAGAGATGCATCGATATCAATTGTTGTTGTTTTAAACTCTGCCCCAGGCAAAGCGCCACATTTAAAATGATGAAAACCACCGTTCACAAATACATAACCACAAGAACACTCTCTAAAATCACGCTGTGTTCTTGAATATACTACGTCATTGCAATTCTTACAGTGAATTGCCTTAAGCTTCATTACTTTTTCCTTTCATAATAATTTGAACTGATTTGCTCATAGGGTAATACTATTACATTGAAACTTATTTGTCAAGCTTAAATGTCTTTTTTCTTGGGCGGACTCATGGATTTCGGCAAGGTCACGGTACGTTCTTTACGCTTTTTGGAAAGTTTTATTTTTCCTACAGGAAGCAGCTTCGTATGTTTTTCCATGGATTTGGGAAGCGGCGCTAGTTCGGCTGCATCATCACCACGATTGATTTTTGGTTGATCTTCGGAGCCCTTGAATTCTCCAGCCTTTCGCGGCGGAGGCTCAGTATCAGTGCCAAAAATTTCCTTGGTCCGCTTGGGGGTACTCTTCGGTAATCCTTTGCCCAGGGACTTCATGAGAGCTTTCCTAGCTTTCTTATCGTTCTTCTCTTCAAGTTCTTCAAAAGCTTCGAGAACAAGTTGCTTTAAATATTTTTTTGTAAGGTTCATGGCTTATCTTTTCCTATTTTTACGTTTTTTTTTTGCGGTGGATGGCCATGCCCTTGTTCACGAATCGGTTCCACATCTTCCGGAAGAATTCCCTCAAGTACTACATCTCCGAACTGCATATCATATTCGCCAATGCGGCCATATTCATCCAACGAATGCCACAATACTTTACCAACCGATTCTTTCAGTTGAAATCTTCTTACTAAAGCTGAACTCAGCCTTCCCTCTTTCATTCACTTGTGTTGAAGCTTTTCAAGTTCTTCATCCTCGTCATCTGATCGTTTATCACCCTTAGCTGAGAGGTTTTTTTTCTTTGCTTTCTCTTTTGCTTTTAATTTTTCTTGAAAAACATATCTATCAACTTCTTCTTTGATGATTTGTTTGAGTCTTTCAGCTGTGGTGTTCATAACAAAATATCCTCCTTGGATTTGTTATAATTAGTTGTTAAAGTTTAATTAAGCCACTTCCTTCTCGTAAAAATCTTCAGCATTGCCTGTACGCTCGTCAAATTTAAGAATTATTTCTTCGTCCATTACCTCCAACGCACGAGCACGAAACTTTTCATTTTGAAGTTTATCAAGCCAACCAGAGCCTTGAAATTTTTCACACGTGCCGTCCTCATAGTAAAGTTCATACCAAGCACCGCTTTGCTTAAGCGCGCTTGAACTCTTGATTGCATCTAGCCAGCTTTCTTCATCTTGTACACCGATTTTATCGCCCCATAAAATTTTAAAATTACATTGGCGACCTTGTGTTCCAAAGCGAGATTTTTCAAGCTTTACTTTGACTTCTGAGCCAATTCTATATCCTTTGTCATCCAAGACAAAAGAAGCCTTTGCTTTTCGCCCTGTAAGCCACACACGCAGCGAGTAAGCATAGATCATAGCTTTGCCGCCAGGAGTCATATAAGGCGTTGTAAGGGCCTCTGAAGGGCTCCTAGTGATGTTAGTTTTAAGCTGGTTTAATACCAGAAATGTCGATTGACTATTTGCAATGGGAACTGTAAGTTTTGACATCCCTTTTGCAAGAATTCTTGCTTTAACTGCCATTGAAGAAAGAGGATTAAAATCCCCTTCAATGTCTGAAATTGCTGGAGTTAAAGCCAACGAATCCCAGATAAAAAGCATCCTATTTTCATTTGAACCAAGTAGTTCTTCAATTGTTTCTAATACAAATTCTACAGAAGTAGCTTGTACATATAAAAGATTATCTACATTGCATCCAGTTTTTTCTAAAAAAATTGGATCGATTGCAGATTCCGAATCGAAATAAATAACGTCGATACCTTTTTTTTGTGCATTTGCTGCAACCTGTGCAGCTAAAAATGACTTACCCGTAGACTCAAGGCCTGCAATTTCTACAATTTTGCCCATCGGAATTCCAGCTAGTTTGCCTCGACAAACAATCGAATCAAGCCAACGAGAGCCAGTAGGAATCCAATCTTTAACGACAGTTGGGCTGTCTTCGTTGAGATTGTGTGCTACATTCATACCAGCTTTTTTATTAATCAAGCTGCGCATGTCAGCAATTGAAATCTTACCGGTCTTTTTTGTTTTAGTTTTTGCCATAATTTCCTCTTAAAAATAGCGAGGGAGCGGGAACTCCCTCGCTATAACACAAAATCAACTAACCTAACAAGTCAGCAAAAGCTTTGTCAACGGAATTTCCGGAGCCTTCAGTCTTGCCATCGTTGTATTTGGTTGTTTCCGACGAAATTTCTTCTGGGTTACTGTCTCCCAAAAGAAATTCATCTAGCATCGATTGGACTTCTGCAAAAGTCTTACGACTTCCTGCAAAAAGGTCCTCGAAATCTGGAATAGTTTCCAAAAGTTCACGACACTTTTCAGGGCCATCTTGACAAAGCGGGGAACTTTGTCGGCGGGGAGTGATATTTGTTACTGGGAATGAAGCTCCAGTTGGCTTTCCATAAATAATGGTTAAATCTGTACCGGCCTCGGTATCCGTAATATCAAAGAAACGCTGACGAGCTTGTAGCTTTTTAGCCATTTTTTTACTATCCTCTGTACCTTCTTGCCAAAGTTGACGTACAAAAGAGTCTAGTGGACAGTCTTCGCCAAAGTTCCTCTTTGGGCTAAGAAAGCCAGGATTGTCTCCAACATTATAGTGAAACCAGTAATCCTTGAAAGGATCACCGTCATTAGTTGGAACAATTCGAATAGTTTGTTCGCCGTCTTGGGGACGCCAAAAACTATTAGATGAACCTCCTTTATTTTTAAGCGTGATAAGACGTTCACGCATTTTTTTCATATCAATTCCCATATTTATTTTCTCCTTTTTAAAGTCAATGTGATAACTCTCTCACATTGCTGATTGTTATTAATATAATACATTATTGTTTTATTGATGTCAAGTATTTTTTTCATTTTTTTGAATAAAATTGCTATTTGATACAAAATACACGTATGGCTTATCATAATCTGTAGAGTGTATCTGATAACTGTTCTTCATTCTATCATGCTCTATATTATTTTTAACTTGTTTTTTAATTTTTTTAATAAGCGTACCATCCGATTCAATTGCCTTTTCTG